GATCATGACAACGTCCTTGCCCTTCTGGGTGAGCTGACCGACCATGGTCGTGAACCGCAGCAGGTGATTGCCGAGAGCCCCGTACCCTTCAAGAGACTGCTTGCCGCGCATGGTGAGCGGCTTGTCCAACTGCTTCTTCTCGGCCAGAGCGGAGTACCCCTCATCCTCGATCTCCCTGCTTACGCCGAGGGACAGGAATGTGATCGAGTCGATCACGATCGTCTTATACCGATCGAAGTTGGACTCGCTGGAAAAGAACTCCATGATCTCGTCGAAGGACTCGTAGAACACGAAGTCGATATCCAGCCCCGGCCTTGCCGCTTCCTTGAGAAACTTTCGCGGGTCACGGCTCTCGCAGCATACGTACAGGATCGGCGGATCTGCGGTCTGTATCGTCGATACCGACTTGCCGACACCCGTCTGTCCGTACAACAGGATCAGGAATCCCGTCTGCCCCCTTTCACTTTCTAATTCTGATACCGTGTAAATCCTCATTGCCTCCTCCTTTCCTATTTCGTTTCGTCCAGCTTGTGATCACCACACCAGTCGGTGTAAAAGACGACCGGATATCCGCTCATGACCGGAGCATGTCTGCGGCAGCGACCGATTGTCGTTTCTTCTTTCGGAACAAACCACATGCAGCTGGAACATCTCATTCTCTGCGCCCTGTGTTTCCACGGGTCCATCTCATGATACACATCCTGTTTTGCCTTTTCGTTCTCCATGTCATCCTCCTTTTCAAAAAGTATCTCCAAGCTCCGCCAACTCACTGGTAGTCTTTTCGAATCTCTTCTCCCTGAACTCGTACAGGGCCTCACTCATTACACCCGACTTGCACAGGTCGAACATGTCGCACTCCCAAGGATGCCTGCACATCGTTTCGTTCCGGTAGAACGCATCCCGTTCGTTCGCGTCCATGATCTCGTAACCGATGTTCTGATACCTGAGCCTGAGCTCGTCCAGCTTAAACTCGTTACGGAAAAACCTTCTACCGTAAGTGCGCGTCTTCTTGTTGAATCCGATGAAGTACCAGCCCGGGCGGTCCATGATGTCCTTGTACACCCGCGCACCGAAATCCTCAGGAGACTCGTCCTCCTTTTTCTTGAGGGCCGGGGACCTGACAATCTCCATCGTGCATTCCTCCATGGCATCGTTGGCCAGAAAGTAGGTTCCGATCTGTGAGGTGAGCCAGAACACATCCTGATAGAAGTCAGGCGCTCCGGAGAACTTGTTCTCCACGAACCGCTTCGGGTACTTCCGGTCATACACTCCCGTAATCAGGAACTCAAAGTCGTCGCGCTTAATCCAAGAGTACAGGTTCTTGAACTTGGAAGAGAAGGTGAACCGTTCCTGAATCTCGCAGTTCTCCTTGTCCACCACGATTCCGAGCGCACGGAACGCACGTATGACGGCGCGGACGACTTCCTTTTCCTGAGTCTCTATTTCGTACCTGTTGATTGTTTCGATGATTTCCGCATCCCCGTGCGCCCCGAACAGTTTCCCCTGACAGACATCCCACAGGGCCCCCATCTTGAGGGCGGGACCGAACTGGCTGGGCTTGCGCAGGATACCCTTGATGTTCTTCAGGAGGAATAACCTGCGGCATTTCAGCCAGTCCTGCACCGAGGTGTGCGACAGTTTTGGAATGGTGACGAGCAGGTTGTCCATGCACCTGTACTCACCCTGTAACGTGCAGAATCCTGTCTCCCTCTTGTCGTCGGGGAGGATGAAGTGAACGCAATGCCCACCGTCATCATTGATCCTGCGCTTGCAGACAAATAGTTCATCCCCCATATTTTTCATCTACCTCCTTGATCTGCTGTTCCTTCTTCCAGCGTGAATAGATCCTGTGATAATACTTTTCAGCGATCATTGTCCGGACATCGTAACGCTTCCTCAGGCCCTCCTCTATCCGGAACAGCTGGTGTATCGAGATTGTCTTTCCAAGTTCGGCAAGGTCCTCGTTAATCCAGTTCACAAGTTGACCTAGACTTATCTTTAGCTCTTCTCTTGCCCTCTTATACTTGTAATCCACTTCACCTTACACCTCCAGCTTCTGCTGTTTGTTGATCGCCAGTCCTTCGACGGAATCATCCAGCTCATCGATCTTGCTCTTGATCTTGACCTTGACCTTCGGTACCCCTCCCTTGTCCTTGATCTCTACCGCGAAGGATATCTTTAGCCCCTTCCCTGCGGCATACACACTGTCCAGTTCCTTGATGTGCTTGTTCAGTAGTTCATCCACCCTGTCCGCCACGTAACACATGACCTGTTCGTTAAGTCCCGTCACTATTCGATCCTCCTTGATTTTTTCGGGCCACGCTTTTCGCCCCGTGAAAAAACTTATACACCCCGCAACCCCGCGAAACAAGAAATTTTTTTCAGTTTGCGAACTTTTTTGAAAAACGCAAAAATCCCGCGTACTTATGCGGGATCGTTGCGGATTTTCAGTTTGCGCGTTTTTACGGATTTTCATAGAAAAGCTGGAGCGCTTTCCTGTTCGTCTTTGTGAACTTTTCGCGCTGCGTTCTCAGCGATTCGGGTGTGATGGCTGCCATCCCTGTCCTCTTGCTTCCGCCATATTTCAGGACCTTCCTGTTGTATTCACGAATGTCCTTCATGATTTCGCTGAGGTACTCCGGATCTTTCCGTACCCCACTCCAGTACAGGCGGTACTCTTCCATCAGCTTGTCGCGCCTGCTCTTCATCGTCAGCAGCTGCTTCTTGCCCTGATATGTGCGGCGCTTGATCTCAGCGATACGGAAAGGTTCAGTGCCAGTAACCATTCTAAGGAACTGCTCCCCTGCTGTCGGTTTCACCACCAAACCTCTTTCGTCGAACAGGGGCTGGGCCTTGTCTGTCATGACGCCGCCTTCCCTCTCGATCACGTTCTTGATGTTCGTCGAGACGAAATTCGGTGTCAGCTTGCTGAATGCCCTCAGGTAATTTCCGACGGACAGTTGTCGCAGCGCTTCCTGAACGTCGCCTACCGCGCCGCCCATGACACCGAAGGCATCCGTCCACTTTGTCGGCTTCTCGATGCCAACGGACAGGGAACCGGAAATGTCCATGCCCATCTTGCCAAGCACGCCGCCAAGCAGGAGACTGGTCGGTTCCTTTCCGAACATGCTTTCCAGCTTCTCGCGCATCAGTTTCTCGGGGTCCCTGTCCTCTCCCAAGAATGCGCGTAGCATCATCCCGGCGAATGCGGCAAGGGTGTTGTAGAACGGGAATGTCACCGCGCCGGACAGGGCAACGGGAGCGGCCAGCAGCCATGCCGCCGCCTTGTACTGCTTCTTCCTGATACCGGTGTGGTACAGTAGCTGCAAGAAGTTATGGGGAAATTTCATGTACATGTAGTACAGCTGCCCCATCTTCGCCATGGGATGATCGCCCATAGCCCACAGCGGATCGGACGGCCTGTTGTATGCGGCATTCGCTCTCAGTGAGCATTTTTCCGCCAGTTTGCAGCACTCTTCAAATGTCTTATTGTACTCGCCGCTGCCTTCCTGCATGTCGTAAAGGCCCCTCGCCTTGGCCGCCAGAGAGAATCCGGCGTAAAGAACCGTTCCCCTGATCAGCTGTTCCGACTTCCCGAACAGGCCCATGCAGAACGAAACGCTGTTGTCGAAGGCATTGCCAAGCGTGGTCGAGGTGATGCCGCCCATGGCAGCGGAGGTGAACTGCTGGTTGTCCCACCCGGATTTCGTCATCTGGTCCAAGAACTTTTTATTGGTGCGATCCGTTACGTTGTCCTTCGACCAAGTCGATTTCTTCCCTGAATAATGGTCGATCATGAACTTGGTATAAGTGGCCATCCCGTTTTTCAGCGCGGGAAGGATATCCGTGAAGCCAACCTTGATGCCAGCATCCGTCAGGATGGAATACGTTGCCGACGGAGCGGTAATCACTAGCGATGTCATGTTGACGATGGGAGCCCTCAGGCTGAAGCCGAGGTACTTCACGGAAATGATCTGCTTCGCGCGGTTGATGATCCGGTCCAGATCGTCGGCATTCCTCAGCTGGTGCTGGATATACTTGTGCGCTACAATCCACGTCTTGGGATCCTTCTGTGGAACAATGCCGACACCCTCCACGTATTTTCCATTCTCCCATCTCGGCTTGATTGCCGCAGCCATCTGCTTCGCCGTTTCAATTTTAGCCTTGCCTGATGCGAAGTTGGCGAAGTAAGTCACAGCCTGCTTCAATGCATCCATCTCGTATCCGCCGATCAGGACGTCGGAGCGCCGCTTGATGCCGTGGGCACGGAACCCTCTGGACAACAGCTCGTCGCGTATGGCCATGATCATGTCGCCGTGCATCATGTACATCATTTCCTTCTGCGTCGGGCTGAAGTCGCCGCCCTCGCGGTTCTTCTCCTTTTCCATTCTGGCGAAGGACTTGTCGATCAGGGCCTGAATGTCCACGTATCTCAGGCTGGCATTGATCACTTCAGGCAATCTCTCAACGGCCTCGACCTCTTCACAGTCCCATCCGGCCTTCTGCATCTGGATGCGTATGTAATTCAGCTTCGTCTTGCTGTTGCCCTGCTCGCGCCACAGTTCGCGCTTCCCGTCAACCGTTCTGGCCGCGACGAATACATACCGCCCGGTCCTGATGCGAGGTGCGTAACTCCCGCGCCAGTTTCCGAAAGCCTCGATGGCGTGGTCCAGTGTCAGGTAGATGGCCTCGCCATTTTCGTTGTAGCTGGGGAACATCGGACGCTTGACCTTGATGCCTGTTGCCTTCTCTTCCTCATCCAGCATCTTCTTCATGTTCTTCAGTTCGGCAATCTTCTCATCGATGACCCGGTCGTAGGAACGGCGCAGGGCATCGACCATGTCGTACACTTCCCTGTCGAACTTGCTGGCAACCTCGTGCTTGAAGCCACGGTGGTGGATCCCTTTGGAGTCGGTCCAGTCATCCCACTTGATGGTGCCGTCGGATACGGACATTATGTCGATGATCTTGTCCCTTTCCTTGGCCCACCTCTTGCCCTTCTCAATGGACTTCCTTTCCTTCTCGTCGATCTTTCCCTTGAGCCTGCTCCACAGACTGATCTTGGTCAACTCCTTGTTCATCTCCAGTACGTTCTTGCCGGTATCGTTTCCGTCCTTGTCCTTGATTGCAATGTAACGATGGAAGTTCTCGTGGAACAGGTCGGAACGCTTCATGGCAATTTCGAACAGGGCCTTGAGCACGTGATGCTGGAACCATTCCGGGGAGGCCAGATACTGCTCCTTGTAGGAAATGCTTTCCGTCTTGTCTGGTCCGAAGGAACGCAGCGTCCTGCCGAATGCGAGGGCCGCATTGGCCATGACATTCTCGCTGCTGCCCATGGCCTGCACCATGTCAGGCATCTTCATCATGTAGGAGTAGCCGCGCGAGTTCATCTCGTAACCGCCGGAGTAGACCCTGCTCGGTTCTGTGGTGATATGGGTGTAGGACGAGGCGAGGATGCGCTCGATGTCGCGGTCCGTCCACCTTGTCTTGAATCCGAACTTGCGCAGGAACTGACGGACAGCATTCAGGATCTTCCGAGGCAACGTCGGGGGATCCAGACGGTACCCGGTGGCCAGCTCGGCCACGAATTCCTTGGCGGCGTTGATCTTGCCCTCGTCCTTGTCCATATTCTTCGTCTTGTTGTAATCGACGAGCCACTTCATGCGTGCATCGTTTTTGAACGATTCGTAAATGCCGAGCATCATGGGTTCGAACTGGTCGCCCAGAATCTCCTCGACGCCGTAATGCCCAACCACTTCATGGGCCATGATCATTTCCAGATCCGCAACGTTCTGGATCTTGTTTGCGATCAGGTACACTTCGCCTGCATACACGAAACCGGCGATGGCCTTGGCGTTTTCCCGCTGCTGCTGGATGATGTCATGGCGAATGAATGACGGGAGTGAGTTGAAGTTGCCATGGATGTTCACCTTCGGCATGCCCTTCCAGAGGTTGCGCAGGCGGTCAACCTGAATCTTCGCGTTCTGGACGCTGAAGCCCGTCACCCCGGACACGGAAGACTTGATGAAGTCGTAATCCCTGCCGTGCTTGTCGGAGATTTCGGTTCTGGCAATGCGCTGCGCCTCGCCTTTCTTGCTGCCGGTCGCATCCTCGATGGTATGATAGTCCACGCTGTTGACGCGGTGGTCCTTGTAGTACAGGCCGTAACGGACAATGGCCCCGATCTTGAGGCCCTTCACTGCCATACCTGCCAAGATTTCCTTTACGCGCTTTTCGTATGTCTCCATCTCAAGCGCAACTTCAGTGGCACTGGCCTTCTCACGCTCATGTTCTTTTTCGGCAACCTTCGCCACCACCTCATCGGCCTTTTTTGTATTCGTGCCAGCCGGTTTCGTTTTCGTCTCGTGGAGCCGCTTGTATCCTTCCGCGCTCTTTAACTGCAATGCGATTTTCTTCAGGTTCAGGTTGTCGTCCAGCTTGAATCCGGCGGCGCGGATCAGAATCATCATTTCCCCGGAACCATATCCTGCGGATTTCGGATCGTTCATGAAGACATCGATAGCCTCTTTTGTCTTGGCATCCATCTTCGACTTCTTGGCTGCGTCAACGAGCTTCTTCCACACCTCGGTCAACTTGTCTGCGGACATGCCGACCTTGAGAACTTTCGCCAGAGGTCTGCTTCCTGTCCCTGGTTCCTTGCTCCCGGATTCGGTTTTGACAGGTTCTGACTTGGACGGTGTAACAGTAGCCTCTTGTTTTTTTATTCCCGCATTTGAGGCCGTGGGGCCTGCTTTTGGACTGGAAACCGCATTCGTGAAGCTGTCACGATATGCCTCATACCCGAGCCGGTATTCATTTTTCGTTTCGGAAGAAGTATGCTGAAGGGTATCCCAGTCGAAGTCAGTGGTCTCTTCAATCCACTGCTTGAATGTAAGCGGGACTTTCTTGTTTGATTCCGTACTGGCAGTTTCTTTCTGCGCAGTCTTAATAGGTTCCTGTTCTTTCGTAACAGTCCCTTTCGTGTTCACGGTTTCTGAAGCAGCCTTCAGCCGATTGCTTTTTTTATTGTTCACCTTCAGGATCTGCTTTGCGCTTCCGACTTTCTTGGCAATGGCCTCCCATGCCTCTTTTCGTTTCTGGGCATACTCAGCCTGCTTAAGCCCGTGTGTTTTACCAGCTTCCCACTTGGGCATGGAGGTGAAATCATTCAGGGCCTTCTCAGCTTCCTGCATGTCGTATCGGTCTTTCAGATCGTCAATGAATTTTCGTGCAGATTTTTCATTCCGATTATTAGCCGGACGCCCCATCATCTTCTTGGCAATATCTGAAGGCGATGTTGAAGATGTCTCGACAACTTCCGTAACCTCTACCTTGGTTTGAACATTATCTTTTGCCTTTTCTTTCTCACTAGCTTTCCTCAGCGGGAGAATGCCTTTTGCCATTTCACTGCCGCGAATAAACATGGCATCAGCGCCTTTTGTCCACAGTTCATTCCTGTCGAACCGGTCGGAAGGTATCTTTCTTTCCTGAAGAAAATCCTTCCCATAATTAACAACGATATCCTCGGGAAGCATTCTCTCGACTAATTCATACATATCTTTTGGTTCGATGGATCTCCCGCTCTTGATCTCCTTTGAAACGGCCAGCTCAACATCCCATGGCGTATTTCCGCGAGACGCTTTGTTTTCCTCTACCTGTTCCTGTGCGACAGGCTCATCTTTCGTTTCCATGTCCCACAGGTAATTATCAATGGCATCATCGATGGCCGAAAGGCCTTCTTCTGAAATATCTGGCTGGGAATGAGCCCATCCAAACAGGTATCCTTCAACGTCAATAGCCCGTTGCTTCGCCCGTTTTACCAGTTCGTCGAAGATCGGTTTCAGTTTTACATACAAGGATTCTTTCTGCCCTGATTTTTCCAGAGAGAACGATCCCCTTTTCCCAATGTGTTCATTAACGATTCTAAGCGCCGCACTTAACAGGTCGGCATTACTCATGGAACTGTAGTCGTTTCCTGTTGCGTCAGGACTTTCAGTGGTTTGCGTCGGCGCAGGAACAAGGGGAGAAGGTTTTTTCGCAGACCTTCTCTTTTTTAGCGGAGCTTTTACACCAGCCCCTGCAACTGGACTGGCCGGTATATTGCCGGGAATTGGACTTCCGTCCCTGATCTGCGAGCCGATTATGGTGGCTGCAATTTTGTCGTATGCCTGCTCCACATTCTCTTGAGGGGGGACCTCATATCCTGCGTTGCCCAGCACGGCTATGAACAGCTGCCTTCCCTGCGGAGTCTCGTAGTCGCCATTCAGGTAGCGGACCATCGGCTGCAAGGCATCGGGCCTGTTTATCTTCTTGATTGCATCCTGAAGGTCGGCAAGGATTGCCGGTATCCGCTCTTCCGGAATATCGTCTGGATCCAGCTGCTGTAGTGCAGGTTCTTCTGCGGTAACGGGACGCAGTGGCCGATTAACTTGTGACGCTGCATCTTGCTGCGCTGGAACAAGCGGGGCGGCAGGAGCCACGGGAGTCATGGGTCTCCGCTCCAAAGGAACAGTTCTCATGCCGCCAAGATCGATATTGGCTCCATACCACGGCTGCACAGGCGCTGTTACATGTTCCCTGACATATACATTGACGGGTTCGTTCATGATGGGCTGGCCAGCCCGACCGCTCCAGAACGGAACGGCACCGGGGATACCCACTTCCGGAATGTTTATCGCAGGCCCTGACACATTGTCATGGGTGATGGCTGCCTGAGGCTGAACATAGGGCTGCTCTACAGGTGTGGCATTCATCACCTCATTGATGTCATAATCATAGGTAGGCTGTTCGCCATAGTTGTAGACGGGGCCTGCCTCATGTCTGGATTCCTGCATGAAGTCTGCCACATCGTAGTCATACAACGGAGACTCTTTTTCTGGAACCCTGGAGAAGGGCGTTCCGATGGCGGACTCTTGCACTTCCCTTGGCTTCGTAAGATCGATCGGAGTGTGGACCTTGTTCACCACGTCGAGGATCGGGCTGTCCATGTCGATTGGCAGGTTGTTGTCGATCTGCTGCATGGCATAGTCATGCCACTTTTTGGCCACAAGCGCCGCTTCCTTGTCGCCGCTTGCGCCGATGGCGTCAGTTATGGAAGCAGCGGAGATCCTCCGGACATCCTTTCTGAGCTGGAAGTTACTGTCCTCTTTCGCCGGTGACTCCAGTATCCTGTTGTACATGTTACTGGTCATGCGTGCGCCGCCACCGACAAGCCCTGCCGTACCAACGGACAGGATAGCGGACGGACCGGCAACGTCAATCATCTCTTGGAACGGGTCCGCCTCGGGCCTGATGCCGTAAGACTTTTCAGCAGAACCCTGTATATAGGACGTCGCCATTTCACCGGATACGTCGGTTCCGATGGCGAGACCGGCACGCTTGCCGAGTTCGCGCAGGGGCATCTTGGTGATTTCCCTGCCAGCCGTCTGGCCCAGACTTCTCAGTACAGGGGCGAACGGGAGGAACCGGCTGAACATCATCATGGGGATGACTTCGAATGCCGTTTCCGCACCTCCTGTAATCAGGGGGGCAGCGCCCGGGTCCACACCCTTTTCTATCGCCGCCTCTTTCGTCTGCTGGTACTGGGCCGTACCCATCAGGGCCGGGTAAGACCACGCCAGCCCCTTCATGACCATGGACAGGGCGGGACCCACAACCGGGACAAAGGCTGCCGGGTAACTGCCAAGCTGCATCGCCATCGGGAATGCCATGGACGAGGGCAGCATGCTGGCCGCCTTCTCCATATTCGTTTCCGGGACAGGCAGCGCCGATGCACGTTCCTTCGCCCAGTCGGAAAGACCCCTGCCGGTATCCTCGGCACCGAAGAACCGTAACGTCGCACCGCCTATGTCTGCCGCTTCATAAACGCCACGCTCAAGAGCGGCGCCAAGGCCGGAACTCTCCGTACTGCTTTGTTGCGGAACGTAGTTGCTGCGAAGGCTATCGTCCAGATAGGAACCTCCGGGAGGAGCATCCACGCCAAGCTCTGCCGGACTGCGTTCGATAAATCTGCCATCAGGCCCTTCAAGAATATACTTTCCGTTTCCAAACCCGCGTACAGTGAAGTTGACGTCCATTTATTTTTCCTTCAAGAGTTGGTCGAAAGGTTTTTTCCCCATCTTCTCTATGATAAAAACACGTTCACGATATTGATCAGGATTAATAAGTCCGGCATTTAGTTCGCGCCGTGCCGCCCTTGCCTGATCTCCAAGTGATTGTACCGGACTGAGCCATCTCGGTATGATAGTTCGCTTCCCAAAGTTACTGGTATACTCGACACCTGACGGGGCGTACCCCTTGACCGTTTTCGTGTTCAGGGCTTCCTTTGGCTTTGTCTTGGATTCGTCTTTTTTGTTTCCAGTCATCTGCTCTGGGATGGACAGTGCCACTGTCATGCCCGGCTTAAGGTAATTTTCAGTAACAGATACTGAAGATCCTCTTGCATAGTCACCAAGCCCCATGTTTTGAAGCATGATCTCTTTTACTTTCCTGAATGTCTCTTCCCGCTTCAGATCAACAATCCGGTTCCATTCCTCGCTACTTGCCTTTCTCTGATACTGGAATGGCTTCCTAGTTTTTGGATCAAGAGCTGTATCCAAGACCCTGTATTCGGTTATCGGATTCCCATTACTGTCATGTCCGAGAACAGCCGTCGATCTTTTTTCCAGATCCTTTCGGACAATCTCCCATTCCTTCTGCGCTTCCTGCATGATCCTGTTGTTGATGGATTCCCACTGGGCCATAGTAAGACCACCGCCACTGCGATCCCTGTTTGCTTTCGCCCATTCGATCCTTTCATGTTCCTTGTTGGAGCGGACATGTTCATCGAAAGTGATCTGTTTTACCCAAGCATCGTATGCCCAGTTGAGATTCTCCAGCTTCTTCTGGATGGTGGAGATCTGTTGCCGGATAAGATTCGGATCCTTTACGAAACCGCCTGATGCACTCTTTTTCGGATTGGCAAGTTCAGACCTTAACCCTGCCAGCTCCTGCTCAAAACCGGCCCTTATGGCAGGATACAGTCTTGACGCAACCTCTGGGTTGTTTATGTATGTATAACCTTCATTGATGTCTTTCCTGCGCACCAGTCCATTCGCATCCGCCTTCGATGTGTAGAATCTTATCAACTCTTCCTGCGTGGGCACATTGTCGGTTATACGTCTCGCGAGATCGCCAGGGCTTACCTTCTCATTGTCTTCCGAGAGAATAGAGAATTGCAGATCATGAAGACGCTTCTGGTCCGCCATGGATTGTCTTTCCATTTCCATCTTCTCATTGGCAAGGCGTCCCTGATTAACGGATTGAGCGAACTGTAGACCATTCGGAAAGGCACCGAGAGCTCCGCCTGCAAAGTCGCTTAAGAATCCCATTGTGTCCTCCTACAGAAAATCAGTTAATCTTGGAACCTGTCCTTCGTTGGCAGAGCGTGGTTCCAGCGCTTTCGGCGCGGGCCGCTGTGCGGGAGGGGCCTGCATCCGAGGGGCTGGCTGCTGGTTCTGCTGACCGGCACCCATGAGCCGCTGCATGTTCTCCATGATCGCATTTCGCAGCTGGCCAAGAGCGTCTATCTTCTGGGCGAGGGCATCATGCTCTTCAGGCATCATCTGGCCTGCCATCTGCGGGTTGCGGATAACATTCGCCACCTGCTCCACGCTCTGGTCGATACCGTTGACACGAAGCTGGTTGAGCTGCATCTGGAACTGGCGGTCGTTGCGCATGGTCTCCCACAGCTGGGCGGCCTTTTCTTTCGGAATGACGAAGTCTCCGGTGGCCGCATCGTACCCGCCGTGCTGGCGTGCATATTCGAAGAAGAGCTTCTGTTCGTCCGGCCTTGTGATGCCGACCTGAGCCAGAGAGCGGAACAGTGGGATGGTATTTCCGCCCTGTGCCAGCTGGTTAAAGACTTCCATCGGGTTGCCCATGGCCTGTTTGCGTGACGGCAATTCTCCCGGCGGTTTGAAGCCCGGAGCTTCCAAAGCTTGCCGACCCTGTTGGCTGGCAGCTTCCTGTTTCATTCCATTCATGCTACTGTAAAGCGCTGTCGGACTCGGCATTTTCGTATCTCCTCTTCATTGTGAAATCTTCCGGAATATAAATGTGCGGAGCGTATGTGTAGAACATCAGCTTCGCCATGGTACGGTAAACCTTGTAGGCACTCTCCATCTGACCGGCATCTATCAGTGCGACGATGGGTTCGATCATGACGATTCTGAGCTGCGCACAGTAGTCCGTGATGTCGTCTTCCGCTTCCTCGATGAACTCTACCAGCTCTTCCCCATGGGCGATGTACCAGCGCAGCCAGTCTCTCTGGTTCACTTTACACCAGTTCTTGAGCTGTTTCATGGATTCCTTCTCGTGGTCCGTCATGCCGACGTACTTATCCACCATGCCGCAGATCCACGAATCAAACAGGGAGCTGACCAGTCCGAGAACACCACCGACAATAGCTCCGACAATCGCTCCCGGAAGATTACCAACTGTCCCTCCCCATACGGCTCCTGTTACTGCTCCACCTGCCGCTCCAGCCAAAAACCCACTTGCCGGACCATCTATTCCCAAACCTTCAAGCATCTTTCCAACTCCGATGCTAACCATCGTACCGCCAAGTCCACCAACTACATTTGTTGCCAGTCCAGATGTCATAGAGCCTGTTGCAACATTGGCACCGCCTTCCGCAATAGTCGTTCCTGTGATAGCCTTTCCGGCAACATCACCACCAATGGTGGTCATGGTTGGCGCAACACCGACCTGGCTCATCATTTGCTGTTGTGCTGCCTGTGACGCAAGAGATGCCGTTGGTGCCATTGTCATGGGAGCCGCTCCCCCGACCATGGTTCCAAGATTTGAGGCATAAGGGGTAAGTCCACGTGCCATCATCGATGTGTTGATAGAGGGATTAACATTGGCCGTCGGACTCCCAAGGCCAAAAAAGTCCATCACATCTGATCCAACATTCTTTATTCCACTCCAAGTATCCTGACCCAACTTGGAAAGGCCATCCACAATTCCCTGTTCGTTCGGACCCCCGATAGCGGAACTTGGACCAGATGACGGAGTTCCCGTAGTTATTCTCGACGCATTGTATGATGGCAAATCCGTTACTCCTGGTATCTGCTTTTGTCCTGACAGCACCGTAGATGACTGTGCCTGTACCGGAGGTGTATTCGGCGTCAGGTTGAAATCAAAAGTGTCTCCGGGCATCAGCTTGTTCCACCCGCTTTTCAGGCTCGTGGGAATGATGTCCATGCCTTTTGTACCGGCTCCATATGCGTAGGCGGTTCCCATCTGCATGGCGGCGTTGCCGAGCATCGTGCCCATGCTGTTCTGCTTGTCGAACATCTCCTCCTGCATGTCCAGCTGCCGCTGCTGTAGATCGTAGTTCCGATCGGCATTCTGCTGCTGCTGGGCCAGTGAGAGATTACGATAGTAGTTGTCGTAGATGGAATCGTATTCTCCCTTCAACATGGCGGACAGCGTTGAATCAGGCATGGTCCGTCCGGTCGTGGCCTGACTCATCTGCATTAGTTTCCTCCACTTGCCGTTAGTAAGCGGCATCTCGCCAATGATGTTTGCCATATTATTTCAAATGCTCCCTTTCTGGAATGTAATAGGCCCCGAGGAACATGGGGACCAAACCCTTGTTTTCTGAATCCGTTGTCATCTGCACCTTGAAGGAGTGGAAGACTGCCGGTTCCGAATAAATATCATCCACAACCTGAACCAGACGGTGACTGGCGTCGCTTACCGTAACAGAATGCGCAGTCCCTGAGGAGGCTGCATCCAGATAGTTGGTGATGGTGGCGGACGTGTCGCTGTTTCTGGACAGTGCGACCAGAACAAACTTCTCTACCCGTGTCTGGGTGAAGATGTCGTTCTCGATCAGGATCTGGTCCCCGGTCCAGAGTGTCTGGGTGATGGCCGTGCCGTCCATGGTCTGTCCGTTCTCAAGATACTCGATGTAGCCGGTATCGATAAAGCCATAGTTGTAGTTGTTGCCGTAGGAATCTGTCACGTTCACACCGCATTGCAGGTCCACGGTACGGTCAATCTCAAACCACTTCCACCTTTTCAGGTCAAGGACATATTCCTTGTCCAGCGTGGTGCTTGTCCCTGACGCCCACAGCCAGTGGTATTCGTTGCGGCGCTTGTCCACGAATGCCATGTTCTTGTCGATCATAACGAGATTAACGTGTGTCGTTTCGTTCTGGTCGAAGACGGTTTCGATGTCCGTGGAGACACACAGCGGCGTCCGTCCATCCGAAATGTAGATGCCGTCGTGACTCTGCCAGATCGAGATATTTCGCGTCTGGTTTATAGATCCGTCAAACGAGACGCTGCTCGTCTGGATGGTGCCCGGGGCCGGGCATCCTACCGTGTCAGAAATCATGTACCGTTCCCAGACCGTGCCCTCGGAACTGTTCACCCATGTCAGCATCCACGTCTCGCTCTTCTTGTAGAGCATGACCAGATTGTACAGGTTGCTGGCGAACTGGGCGAACATGGCGCATCCGCCCGTCAGGGGCTTCTCGTCCCCGATATAGATGGCGAAGTGGTTGTCGCCGTTCATGACCTGCGGGGCCTGTTCCGCCGAGATGAGGATCCGGTTCGGATACTCGTCCTGATTTCCGATCAGGATCAGGCGGTCGGCTGCATGGACCGGGAAGCAGTACCCGTGGATATTGGAGGGGGCGGGAATTCCCGATACGTAATATAGCTGGACATCACCGGAGAGTGTCTTGTTAAACGATATCTTGTAATAGTACATGGGATATCCGCCCTTGATGACCTGCTTGGTCTCACCCGAAAATCCGCTTGCGTTCCAGTAGATGACGCCTGACTTCGCCATGGAGATGGAGGATTCGGACGTTCCGTCGAAGACGTTGCCAGCAGAGGCCCATGACGTCCCGTTCCAGTAAAAGACAGAAGCCGTTGTCGCTGCTGTGGTGTTGAAATGGGATGGCGCGATTGAGAAGTTGATCCCGGCTGTCTTTTTCGTAAACCCGATCAGGATATATTGCGTTCCAGTTACCAGCCCATCCAGTTCCGCATACGTAGACGAATCGGAAGTGATGTAATCATCGTTATATACGTTCACCCAGTAGTCCTGATACCCGGACTTGTACAGGTAGAATGAACCGCAGTACCGTTCGTACCCGTCCCAGATGTCCGTGATCTCCTGAAAGGGCGCATCCTGCGTCACCCTGTAAACCGTTGCCGATCCTGCGGACAGGATGAACTGGTACCAGTAGAGCAGGTATCCGTCCAGATACCGAAGCTTCGAAGTGCCTACCGTAGAGGAAAAAGTTACGGTGCCAGTCTGCGCCAGAGACTTCCCTCCGGACGAAGTATTGTCCGTGATGGTCAGGGTTGCCCACGAGGTTCCGTTCCATGTGGAACCGGTCATGGTGCTTGCCGATGCATTCCCGCTGGAAATATAGAACTTGACCCCTTTAAGCGGCCTCAGCGAACCGACAAGAATATTAACGTAACTTCCGCCAATGGATACGGAGTTGTCCGCATCCTGCGACGAGTTGTTGATGATGTCGGAGTAGTCCTTCGGGTTCGTTGTCGTGGTCGTGACTGCTGCTGCCGACACGATGAAGGCTGCGGAGAAGCATTCGCTTCCGCCCCACAGGCAGGTCTCGTCACCGTTGCAGTAGGCGATCGTGCCTCCCGGCGCGGCTGAGAAGAACCCCGCTGCCGTGTCGGAAGAGTCCGTCCACAGGGCCGAGTCCGTTACCGATCCGGTGTTCGGCGGTGCCGTCGTGAAGTCTATCACGCAGGATTCGGACAGGTCGGTATTCTTACCCTGCATCAGCAGGTGCGATTCCGTTCCGTTGTTCGTGAAGGCGTGGAAAGCGCTTCGCACTTTCAGGTGCGTGGCAATGGGCGAGGCATTGATCTTGCTCATACCCAGCACGCCTTCCACGTTCTTGTCCTTGTAGCGGATATTCGTCAGCTGCTGGAAGTTCTTCCCTATCTGGCAGGGGTCCTGAGCTGGTATCCACTTCCCGTCCAAGGGTATGAGGTACTTCTGGAACTGCTGGTCCTCGACCTGCGGTATCTCTCCGCCCAGTTGCGGCTTCGGTATGTTCAGTACGATCGGTTCCGATTTCGGCATCTATTCCACCTTCAGGTTCTTCAGCCCGACGGGCACATTGACAATCTTGTCCATGGTATTGAACACCAGATCCGCAGAGATAATGGAGTAGAGGAATACAGCTAGCGTGAATTTCTTGTCCTTTATCAGGGCCACGTATGCCGCATACCAGATGATCAGCTGCCGGAAGGCCGGGGGTATTTCCGGAACCTGCGTATTAGCAGTGAGATCACCAGCCGGATAATCCGCAACATAAAGGCGCAGCGAATAAGCTGCGTCCGGAACAGGTTCGATTCCAATGCCGTTGTCCTCCTCAAACCAGTATTCCGGCTCCCCGTTCAGTCCGATAAAGACGTGGCCGGACATGGTAGGCGTGATCAGCTTCAGGTATCTTCCCCTGCCAGAGGCGGGAATGTACTCCACGGCTACAGTCCGGTACCCGGTACAGGAAACGTCCCTTACCCCGCCTGTCGTCGAGACGGAATCGATATGCTGGATGCATCCCGTCCGCTCAGCAATGTCTCGGATGGCACGGTTGATCAGGGCCTTGATTTCCGTGTCCGACCAAAAGGAAGCCGTGGCCTCCCTCAGGTAGTATCGGATGGTCGTAACCATGTTCTGCAAGGTGTAGGGGTGCGACTCAAGCGTCAAGCTATTGACGCTCCCGGTCCAGTAGACATTCCCGGCCCCGTTTCCGGCCCCGGAGAAAGCGAACAGGTACCGGAAGTCCGTCTTCGTTTCAAGGGTGTGGGTAATCACTTCAACCAGCGTGCAGCAGGAAGAATCGGTATAAATATAGGCGTACAGTGTTCCGTTGGTTCCGACAGACTCATCCCTGCATACCCTTATGTAGTAGGTCGTTCCTGTTGCGAGGGCCACCGAACCGGATGTCGTGTCCACGTTCGTCCCATCGCCTTCCACCAGAACCAGATACCGATTCGCGCTGTCGTAGCAGATGGCGAGGATCGGGTTCGTCGGCGTGGCCAGCACGGTACCAATGACATCCACGGTATTCGTTATAGCCCAGATGTAGGCATCTCCGGTGCTGCCGGCGCAGGTGAACTCAAAGCTGTGTTCAAAGTCGGAGGCGAAGTAGGATGCCGTGAAATCCTTGTATAAGTAAACGGTTTCGTCCGTGTCCAGATTCGAAACCGTTACCTTATCGGAAGTCACCGTGAGACGGTCGGAAATAATGTCCGTTTCGGTGTAAGTTGTAAGGTCCTGACGCTTCGACATCTACGCCTCCTGCGGTTGCGGTTGATCGGAAACTTCATACGGAACCATGACATCCTGTAGGCGGTCCGACCTTTCGTCCGTGTAGATCTGTTTCCCGAGCTGGAGATTCGAAATGTACTGGCGGTACATGATGCCGGATGTCATGGGGCGCTTCGCCTTGATAAAGGCCATGGCCCCTGCAAACAGGGTCAGGTTCTCGCGGAACTCTCTGGGGATCAGAGGCTCGTCTGCGCTGTCCGCCATGAGGTAGTCCGGCCAAGTTGAGATATAGAGTTTCAGGTTGTAGACGGCTTCCGGCATGGGCTCGATGATCAGGTTCTGGCCCCACTGGAAGCAATACTGCGGGATGGCACCGTCATTGATGGGGATGTTTCCGAGCATCTTCGGTGTGATGAAAATCAGTCCCACGTGCGGACCGGAGGCGGGTACGTATTCGGCATGCCGTACCTTGTGTCCCGTGAACGGAACGAGACGGGAATTGGCCGTCGTTACCGCCGAGGCAACGTACTGGTAGCATCCGGTCTTGGCGGCGATGTCCGCCTCTCCGTCATTGATGTGACGGGTCAGCTCCGCATCCGACCAGAGCGAGGCGGTTGCCTCGTCGAGGTGGTAGCGGACTTCCGTCCTGATGTCTGATAGGCTTGGCCAACTCATTACATGAACCCGTTATGCGGCTTGTTGAACGTGACCTTATTATGAAGCCGCAGCTGATGGAGCTTTGTTTCGTGCAGCTTCCTCTGGAAGACGGCCTCGTGCACCTGCGCCTTCTGCGGATCGAATGTGTTCGGCCCTGACTTGAGCAGTGCGAGGCTGGCGACGCCTTCCACGATCGTCATGTAGAAGATGTCCGGGATCTCCAGCACCTGACCTGACATTCCCGTCGGCGTGAAGTCCGTCTTCTGTATCCTGTACACCCTCAGGTAGCAGGTGTAGCTGGTGTCCGGAATGGGCCAGAAGGATGCGTACTGGTGCTGCCAGTCCGTGATCATGATCGTCGGGACACCTTTGGAAGCATCGCCGCGCCATGTCGGATGTTCCTCGTCCATCTCCATGAAGGTTTTGATTTCCAGATCGGAATCCTCCCCGGAGACCCTTGCCGACCGGACCTGAATGATGCGGTCCGAGATGGCGTAATCCTGCGTGCCATCGACGAGCGACAGGTTGCAGATCGTGGTGTCCGTGGACTCTTCGATCATCTTCGTCTCGTACAGGAACCGGCGGACGATGTCGTTTGTGTAGGCGACGAGCTCCTTGTCGCTCCACAGGTACGGCTGCTCGTAATTGTTCAGCCGCCACCGCACGCCGTCGATGATGCTCTGTAGCGAAGTTGTGACCGGGGTTATGAGGGACCCGGTTCCCGAACCAGTTGTTCCCATCAGCTTACCGTCTCCGTGTCAGGATTCGTGAATTGATAACCATCCTTGTACCTCCAGAAGTAATACGATCCCGGATCGAGATAGAAGGTGGCGATCCCGCTTGTGTCTGTGTTGTCCTCCTGAATGACATTGGCCCCGGAGGCATCCGTGGATACCTGCACCTTGACGCCGCTGATCGGAGTCACGCCGTCTGCCAGTGTTACCGTGTACGTGAAGGTTATGGCCGTCCCGGTTGCGAAGGTGTATGTGGGAATGGTGAAGTGTGCGTTGACGGCATCCGCATGAACGAACAGGAGGCCAATCAGGTCCCCGTTCATCTCGGCTGCGGTCAGGTTCACCGTCCACTGCCCGTTGCCCTTATGTACCGGCGTGCCGTCAATAGCCGTCTGGGTGCCGCCGTCCAAGGTCACATAGCCCGTAACGGTTCCGCTGGTAATGGCGCTGCCGTTGGCCTTGTCCACCAGTGTGAACGGAAATCCGACTACGGCTACATTCTTCTTAAGCATCTCTCTGCTTCTCCTCCATCCAGAAGGTTGTTCGCTCCCATCGCAATGGCCAGACTGTTCATGGACTGGAGCCTGATATTGTCAATGGATGCCTGTGCGAGCAGGTCTTCCATTACAAGAATCTTGTCCACCAGAGCGACAATGGATTCCACGTTCGTGGCGGACGTAATGTCTGCGACCGAGAGCGTGTCGTTCCTGACAACGGTAATCGATTCCGTCCCAGTTTCGGACTCCAGAGCCGCAATATCGAGGATGTGTTTCTGAGTTGTCACAACCTCTTCTACTGTGGACCCGGATGCAATATCGTTTACTGAAAGTAGTGTACTCCATCCATCAGTACTGTATCTAGTACCAATTCCGCCCATCCACATCCCAAGGATGGAGGCGTATCCAGAAGTCTTGTCCACCATCAGGTTGGCTGATGTGATGGACGTCGCGGACGAGACTTCTGCGACCGGCATTCCGGAGTCGATCGAGACCCCGTAGGTGGTAATGATGAGTTC